GGTTTGCGGTCGACGAGCGCGGTGAGGAGCTCGAGATACTGCCCGGCGTTGAGCTCTTTTTGCACCTCGAGGTAGTCGCCCTCGGAGAGCGGCAACCGGACGACCTCGGGCGCGACCACACGACACCGACCCATTTATTTCACCACGGACTGCGGCGGCCCGAGGGTCGCGGTGAGCGACCCCTCGGCGCGCGCCAGGGATGTGATCGGCCACCGCCACTCGCCTTTCGCGTGTTTCGCGGTAAAGACGAGCGGCGTCTGCGCCATTTTGAACGCGTCGGCGAGCACGACCGTCGCGGTCAACCGCCACACGGTCAGCGTCTTGTCCGTGGGGCTGACCGTATAGCCGTGAATGGCCGCGGCGGTGTAGTGCCCCCACTTGATCGCGCCGATGACGCCCGACAGCACGACGCGCCTCGATTACGGATGCGTCCACGGGCCCGCGGCCACGAAGGCGCCGCTGATGGACACCGCGCCATTGGCCGGGCACGAGATTTTGCCGTCGAGCAAACCGCGGCCCGAGAACTTCGGCGGCGTGGTGCCCAGACTGGTGGGGTACAAGTCCAGCCACGGCGCGACCGTGCCGAAGATCACCGAGAAGATCACCAGGCCATCGACGGGGTCGTACATGCCGCCAAAGGTGCCTTTGAGATCCGGCAACCCATCGACGTAGACCTGGTTCGTGTCGCCGAAGCACGTCACCTTGACGTGATCCTTCGCCATGTCCATGTCCCACTTGTCGAGGGAGGCGACCAGGACCGAGGCCACGCCGCCGACCCCGGTCGGGTCCATTTTGATCTGCCCGCTCTTACCGTGAATGCGATCGATGGCTGCCATAGGGGTCCTCGTTTCGAGCGTTTACGCGACGAGCGGGGCGACCATCACGTGCAGATGGCCGCCGCAGCGGTTCCAGCGAATCGACGGATCGATGTCGTCAACTTCGACCGACTCGAGTTCTTCTTCAAACTGCACGAGCATCGCGCCGTAGTCCGTGATCGTCAGCGGCGCGTCGGTCAGCAGCGTCGTGATCCGGGCAAACGCGCTCTCGACCGTGCTGCTGCTGGTCGCCGGCGCCAGGGCGCGCGCCTCGACCAGATAGACCGTGTCCTTGTAGGCCGGCCCGCCGAAGATCGGGATCTCGGCCGACGAGATGAGGGAGAGGATCACGAACCGGGTCGCGCCCGGCGGCGCCTCGGCGAACCACACGCCATCGGGCATCAGCGCGCGCAACGCGGCGTCCTGCTGCAGCAGTTGCAACAGCGCGATCGTGACGGTGGCGACGTTAAGCAACGCCATCGATCTTGAGGCCGAACTGCTCGGCGAGGTGCGGGACGAGCGCGGTGTAGAGGGCGCGCCGGGTCCGCATCATCGTCGAGGAGAACAGCGGGTTCGCGGGCATCGATCCGCGGTTGGCGCCAATCGCATTGTGCCGGACCTGCGAGCCGCGCTCGAACAGCCAGGCGTGCGGCGCTTTGTTGATCACGGTGCAGGACATGCGCGTCGACTCGTTGACCTCCGTGATGGCGAGGCCTTTTTTGAGATTGCCCGTCCGCGTCGGATACCCGGTGTAGATCGTGTCCTTCGCGACGCGCGCGGACAGTTCGACGATCGGCGTCGCGGCGGTCGTCAGATCGGGCGCCAGCGTCGCGAACTGCGCGATCAGTTCCTGCACGCCGGTCCACTGAAACCACACCGCCGCGCCGCCCGGCCCGCTCACGCGACCACCTCCGCGCACACGAGATTGAGCTGCACGTGGCGCTCCTCGTAGTCGAAGATCCCGAGCACCGAGAGGTTGCGCCCGTCGTAGACAAACCGCACTTTCGTCGTGAGGTCGATCCGGTACGGGATCGTGAGAATGTGCGTCGCCATCGAGAGCGTGGTGCCGGCGGTGATCTTCTCGAGCGACGCCTGCGTGGCCGGCGTGATGCGCGCGAACTCGGCCGGCGGCAGATCGATCCAGGACTCGACCCAGCCGGTGCCATCGGGCACGGGCGGGCCGGGTTTCTGGAACAGGCCCTGGTGCAGCCGTTGGCCGCTCGAAATGTACGGCGTGGCGGCGGGACTCATGCGATCCCCGGGTCGTGATACGCGCGCAGCAGTTCGCGGACCTGCACGCTGAGTTCCTCGCCGGGCTCACGCGGCGGCCCGGCGGGTTCGTCGCCGCGGAACCGATAGAGCTCGCCGGCCTGCACCAGAATCGCGGCCACGACCACCAGCGGCACGGTCGCCGCGTCGACCCAGGTGTCGGCGACGGCCTTCGATCGCACCGTCGTACTGCACCAGCCGACGATGTGCGCCTCGGCCTGGTCGGCCAGGCTCTGCACGTCGACGTCGTCCGCGGTCGACGTGATCCGCAGGCGCGCCTTGACTTGATCCAGGGTCACCAACGTGGTCACCGCCGCCTCGTGTCGTCGTAGACTTCCTGCCAGTTTTTGCCGCGCGGGCCCTCGGGGCCGGGCCCGCCGTCCTTGCCGTCCTTGCCGTCGCGCCCGCGTTTGACCATCAGCGTCCAGGCCTTCGCGCCGTCGCCCGGGCGGGTGCCCGTCGTCTCGTTGGCGTGCCACGTCGACCCCGCCCACGTCACGATCTGGCCGCGGTCGTAGGCCTGGCCGTCGAGGAACACGCCGCGGTATTCGAGGCCGGGTGTGCCGGCCGGCCCGGGCGGTCCTGGCACGCCCGCGCGCGTCTCGAGCGCGGCGACCCGCTCGCGCACGTCGCGGAACAGTGGCGCGATCCCGGCGATGATGGCGGCGAGGTCGTCGGCGGTCATGCCGCGAGCGCCTTGGTGAGGAGGTCGGTCACCATCGCCGCCATTTGCGCGGCCGGCACCTGGTCCGCGCTCGGCGTCGCCGGCGCGGCCACCGGCGGCGGGTCGGGTTTGCTGAACGGATCGTTCTGGTCGCGTTGCGCCAACGCCTTCAGCGAAAACATTTGCTGTTGCATGTAGGGCGTGTCGCCGCCGGTGACCGGCCCGAGCCCGAAGTACCGCTCGCGTGCTTCATCGGGTGACATCGCCCCCGCTCCAATCGCGTCGGCCGCGGCCTTGGTTTTGGTCGCCGTGTCCATCCAGATCAGGTCGTCGATGTCGAACTCGGTCCCGTAGCCCGTGCCCTCGAGGCCGAGGCCCTCGTCGAGCACCGCTTCAAAGTTCGCGATGAGCGACTGGATGCACAGCGAGTGGTACATCTGCCATTCGGCCTCGAGCTGCACGCCGCGCGGCGGTTCGCCGATGCCGATCAGGAACGGCGGCACATGGAAACAACTACAGATCGTTTCCGCGGTCCAGCCGAGTTGCTGAATCAACTGCGCGTCGACCGCGTTCATGCTCAGTTGCGTGTATTTGAGATCGGCCGTGAGGATGGCGAGCCGGCTCGCGCTGCTGTTGAGCGTGTCCCAGTCGGTGCGCAGTTGCGCGAGCTGGTCCTTGGTCATCCCCGGCGGCGTCGTCAACATCGCGGTCGGCTGGCCGCCCTTGCTGAAGAACGTGGTCGCCGTCGTCTGGATCGCCAGGCCTTGCGTCGACGCCGCCGCGCAGGCGTAAATCGGCGACATCCCCACGAGCGGATGAAACAAACAGACCATGCGGTCGTGAATGATTTCGCTGGCCGGGACGATGAATTTGTCCGCGGGCTCGTGCGCCAGCGCCAGGCTGCCCGAGAGGTTGTCGTGCTGCAACTGGTAGTAAATCCCGCCGTCGGGCGCGATCAGCGGCGTCGTGCGCAGCGGGTCGAGCACGTAGAGCGCGGTCACGACGCCGCGCGCGTCGCGCTCCTTGAGGATGTAGGCGTTGCCCCACATCAGTTTCGACGTGATCCACTGTTCGATAAATTTCGTGATGGTCTGGTAGCGGTTCGGCTTGCGCAGGACCGGCGAAAACGCCGGCGAGCTCGTCTCCTCCCAGATGCCGTCGCGGTTCAGTTGCACCAGGTTGAGCGGCAGCTTGCCCATGTCCTGCGCGATCAGGGTGGTGCACGCGAACACCGGGGCGTACTGCAGGACCTGGTCGCGGCGGCCTTCGACGTTGACCTGCCACGCGCCGGCGTAGGGTTCGCGCACGACGAGCGGGTACCAGCCGCCGCCGCTGACCGCGCCGGGACTGTACGGCGCCGTCAACGTCTTGGCGGTCAGCTCGAGGCCGCGCCCGAACAACCGCACCCGGACCGTCGCCATCAGCGGGCCGCGTCGGTAAAGGTGAACGAGACCGGGGCCGACAGGGTGCCGCCGGCGCGCACCGCGACGGGCACCGTCGCCGCCGCGAGCCACACCGCCATATCGACGCCGGTGGTCACCTCGGTGTCCGACACGACCGTCGTGGGTTCGTCGTAGCCGTTCCAGACGATCACGCTGTCGGGCGTGAACCCCGTCCCGGTGACGTGCACCGTGAAATTCGGGGCGCCCAGCGCCACCGTCGACGGGGTCAGGGCCGTGATGGTCGGGGCCCCACCGCCCGGCCCCGCATCCGTCCAGCCGTCGATCGAGACGAACCCGATCCCGCGCAGCGTTTCCGCCAGCACGCGATCGGTGACGGCGTAGGTCTCGCCCTCGAGGTGTTCGACGCCGTTCTCGGTGTGATACGTCCGCGCGACGACGTCGAGCGACTCACCGGGCATGTTTTCTCCCCGTCGCACTGGTCGGGACGGTGCGCGGCGGCACCGCATCCACCGTGCACCGCATCGCGAAGCCGGCCACCTCGAGCGATTCGACGAGGCCGGCCTCGACCGTGATCGTGTCGCCCGCGCGCGGGTACGCCCCGTCGTAGTACCCGTCGCGCAGGACCGTCATAGAGACCCGCATGGTTACGCCGTGTAGGTCGCGGCGGTGTACTGCACGACGCCCGTCCGCGCCTTTTTCCAGTTGATGAACCGTTCAGCGCGCAGGCCGACGAGGTTCATCTGCCAGAGCGAGGTCAGCAGCGTGGTCGCGAGCGGCGGATTGTCGAGCGCGGTATCCATCTGCAGCGACGCCTCGCGCGACACGTCGATCGTCACGCCGCCGTCATCCGCGTAGAGAATCGCGCTCGGCTGCACCAGGGCGACGGTGGTG